ATGAGGTTGGCTTTCCTATAGCAGCTGCGCTTGGGTTAGGTTTTTTCTTATGGAAGTTACTGAATAAAATAGTCAACGGTATGGAACAAAAGATAGACGTAGTTGACGATAAAATAAACGAGTCATTACAAGCTGTAGAGAAAAGACTAGACTCTAAGCTAGATTCCCAAACACAAATACTAATACAATTAATCGACAGAGTTAGATCTGTTGATAACGAGATTATTAGACAAGACATACTTTTAAAAACTATTCTTGGTGTGCCAAACTTAATAGAAAAAGATAAAATAGCTAAAGCAAATCAAAAAGATAAGAGGAAAGACTAATGCCAGACCCTATTACAAACTCAGTTGTTGGTATTGCAGGCAACGTACTCAATAAATTTGTTGCCGACAAAAACTTAAAGATGACTCTTGAGCATGAACTCAAGACTCAATTACAAACTGCTAACCTTGCTCAAATAGAAGTTAATAAAATAGAAGCAGCTAGTAAAAACTGGTTTGTGGCGGGCTGGAGACCGAGTGTCGGCTGGGTATGCAGTCTAGCTATGATGTATCACTTTATTCTTGCACCTATGATTCAATTTGCTATTGGCATAGCTGGTATACAAGTTGAGTTACCTGAGTTTGATTTTAGTCAACTATCAACAATCTTGATGGCTATGCTCGGAATGGCAGGACTTAGGACTTTTGAAAAGAAAGAAAAAGTAACAAAGGGAAACTAATGGCTTGGAAAAACTTTAAACTAGAAGAATTTGCTTGTTCGCATTGCGGTGAAAATAATATTAATTATGACTTGATAGATAGATTGCAAGCATTACGATCTGATCTAGGCTTTCCATTTGTTATAACTTCTGGTTATCGCTGTATGGAACATCCTGCAGAAATCAAAAAACCAAGACTAGGAACGCATGCTATGGGGCTTGCGGTAGATATATTGTGTCGAGGGGAACAAGCGTATAAAATTATAACTAATGCAGAGAAATATGGTTTTACTGGTATTGGTGTGAATCAAAAAGGCAATAGTCGTTTTATTCATTTAGACATAGCGTCAGAAGAATACAATAAAGTAAGACCAACTGTATGGAGCTATTAATGCCAAGAACAACTGTAAATCAAGTAGCAAGCCAGATAGAAACCCATGAACAAGTGTGTGGTGAACGCTGGAAAAACGCCTACGAAAGATTTGACCGTATCGAAGCATTAATAGAAGCACATTCACAAAGATTATGGTGGATAGCAGGAATCATCATATCCTTACTACTACCAATCGCATATAGTAGTTTATTTTAATGGCAACACACGAAGAAGTAGTAGAGTCTGCACAAGCAGAACAAATATTAGACAGCGACATTTTTCAGAAAGCACTTAAGAACTTAAAGAACGATTACGTTACTCGTTGGTTAAGCAGTACAACTGAAGAAGAAAAAGACCTAAGAGAATCCTTACACAAAGCTATATTGCTTATTCCTGAAATAGAAAAGCATTTACGTATCATTGTCGAGAAAGGCAAACTTACAAAAACGCACATAAATAAAATACGTAGCATTGGATAATATTCGTCCTTAGTATAAAATATTCTAAAACTTGGAGGTTTTTATGAGCAATAACGCAAAGCCGATTGCTTTACAGACTGAAATGGATAAAGCTGTTTCAGCCTTAGAAGGTTTTCTTACTCCTGAAGAGGAAAAAGTAGAGCAACCGATCGAAGAAGAAACAGTCGAGGAGATTGAAGAATCTCCCGAAGAAGATGTTTTGGAAGAAGAATTTGAAGATGAGTCGGAAGACGAGTTGGAAGATGACGATGAAGAAACAGAAGATGAAGACGAAGAACAAACAGAAGTTGAGGAAGAACAAGAGCAACCTGAACTTTATACTGTCAAGATAGATGGTATAGAACAAGAGGTCACACTCGATGAACTACGCAACGGCTATTCTCGTCAGCAAGATTACACTCGCAAAACTCAGAAGTTAGCGGAAGAGCAAAAAACTCTACAACAAAAACTTAATGAAGTTACCGAGAGAGATGCGATCTATACAGAACTGTTACCAAAAATGGAACAACAGTTACAAAGTGTTTTCGGTGAAGAGCCGAATTGGGATGAGTTATATGAACAAGACCCATTAGAATACACTAGAGAAAAGCATAGATGGGATCAAAAGAAAGAGAAACTAGCTGCTGTTGAAGCTGAACAAAAAAGGTTACAACAGGAACAGTACGAAAAACAGATGGAAGAACTAAAAGAATCTGTTAAGGCTGGTGAGCAAAGACTTTTAGAAGTTGTTCCCGAATGGCAAAAAGCTGAGACAGCTCAAGCTGAGAAAGCTGAAATAAGTCAATATGCAATTAATTCTTTAGAGTTTACTCAAGAAGAGTTAAGTCAAGTGTACGATTGGAGATTGTTAAATGTTTTGAGAAAAGCATGGTTATATGACAAAACCAAGGAAGCTTCTAAAAAGAAACCTACACAAAAGGCTAAGTCCCGTGTAGCAAGACCCGGAGCTGTAACTAAAAACAAAACGGTAACGCCTGTTAAGAAAGCAAAACAAAGGTTGGCTAAATCTGGAAAGGTTTCAGATGCAGCTAAAGTATTTGAACAACTTATTTAACGAGGTTAATTATGGCGAAAGTCACAAATGCGTTTGATACTTATACGGCTACTGCTGACAGAGAAGATTTAAGTAATATTATTTACAACATCTCTCCTATGCAAACTCCGTTTATGAGTTCAATCGGAACTAGAAATGTAAAAAATGTGGTATTTGATTGGCAAACAGAATCATTACCTACACCAAGTGGTGCTGGACAGTTAGAAGGTTTTGAACTTTCAAGAGCTGCTTCAACTGCTACTTCAAGGGTAAGTAACGTATGTCAAATCTCATACAGAGATGCAACTGTAACAGGTTCGCAAGAAGCGTCTGATGCTGCTGGTAAGAGATCAGAAATGGCTCACCAGTTAGCTATCATGGCTAAAGCACTTAAAAGAGACATGGAAGAAGCTCTATGTCAAAAAGGTGCTAAAACTACAGGTGATGCTACTACTGCAAGAGTAACAGGTGGTTTCGAGTCTTGGATTACTTCTAATGACTCAAGAGGAACTTCTGGTGCTTCTACAGGTGGTGGTGCTGCTCCTACAGATGGAACTCAAAGAGCTCTAACTGAAACTCTTTTAAAAGATGTTTTAGAGCTTATGTTCTCTAACGGAGCTGAACCAAACATGGCTATTGTTGGTCCGCACAACAAACAAGTCATCTCTGGTTTTACTGGTAGATCACAAGCTAGGCAATTCGTAGACGCAAACACAGTAGAAGCTTCAGTAGCTATCTACTCTTCTGACTTTGGAGAACTAAAAATAGTTCCTTCCAACAGATCAAGAGAGAGATCGCTTCTATTAGTTGATCCTGAGTTTGCTAAAGTATCTTACTTAAGAAACTTTGAAACTATCGACATTGCTACAATCGGTGACGCTGAAACTAAAATGATCGTTGCTGAGTATGGGCTAGAAGTAAGTAATGAAGCTGCACACGGTGTAGTTGCTGACTTAAGCACATCATAAGCATAAATAATTAGGGAGGGGTAAAACCCTCCCTTTTTATAAAATGGCAAGAAGAACTCTCATAGACGCAAAGACTGGTTCAACTTCAGAGTTTATTACTGAAGATGACAAAATTATTTATCATACAAAACAAGACATACAACCAGTTATAGAGCATTGCAAAACCCTTGCAGAAAACAAACCCGGCAAAGATTTTAGACATGTTGCAGAAGTTCCTATGGTAATATATCAAAAGGCGATGCGAGAAGGCTGGGTCAAAGATAAAGCTAAATGGAAGAAGTGGCTGAACGATCCAGATAATAAAGTTTTTAGAACTTGGCAAGGCAAAGTATGAATTATTCAGAATTAAAAACAAACATAGCAAGTTTTCTTAATAGATCAGATTTAACATCTGATATTGATATGTTTATTGACCAAACCGAAGGCGAACTTAACAGAAGATTAAGAACTGCTGACATGGTTAAAAGAGCTACGGCAACTGCTGATGCTCAGTATTTATCGTTACCAACTGACTGGTTACAAGCTATAAACGTAGAAGTTACATCAAATGATTTTAAACCGTTGATGCAACAATCTATTGAATCACTAGATTTATATAGAGCATCAAATGACAATACAACTGGTCAACCTATTTACTTTGCTTTAGTAGATAAAACAATGGAATTTGCTCCTACACCGGATCAAGCATACACAGTACAATTAACTTATTATGCAAAGGTTGATGCACTAAGTGATTCTAATACAACTAACTTTGTACTTGATAATCACCCTGATATTTATTTATACGGTGCTTTAAAACATGCTTCTATATTCTTAATGGAAGATGAAAGAGTAGCAATGTTTAGTCAATTATTTGAAAAAGCATTAGAAGAAGTAAGGATGCAACAAGAAAGAAAAGAATTTGGTAAAGGCTCTTTAATGCAAAGAAGAAGAACTTACGGAAGAGCTAAAAAGAATATATACTATATGGATTCTAATTAGAGGAAAAAATGTCTGGATTTACTGATTATTTAGAAGATGCTTTATTAAAGCACGTTTTTACAAACACAGCGTACACTTCACCAACAACCGTGTATGCTGCTTTATTTACTGTAGCTCCATCCGATACCGGTGGTGGAACTGAAGTTTCTGGTGGTGCTTATGCTAGACAATCTATGGCATTTTCTGTATCAGGAACAGGCACATTAGCAACTAACTCTGCTGCGGTAGAATATCCAACTGCAACTGCTGATTACGGAACGGTTGTAGCTGTAGGCATATTTGATGCCGCTTCATCTGGTAATTTATTAGCATACGCAAACTTAACAACTTCAAAAACTGTCTCTTCAGGAGATGTATTTAGATTTAATGCTGGGGATGTAGATATAACCCTGACCTAGAGTAATGGCTGAACAAGCATATAACTTTGGGTCTTACAATAAGTCTTACTGGAATAACCTACAATACGAACTAGGAACTGTAGCTGTTACAGGTGTATCAGCTTTTACTGCTGATGGTCGTAAAATTAATCTAGGTGCTAGTGCTGTAAGCCTTGTTTCTAGCGTATCTGCTGACGGTTTAAAAATACTTAACAGCGATGCAGCTACTATAAGCACGACAAGTATTGTCGCTGTTGGTATACAAATAGATTTAGGTGCTTCTACTATATCGGCAGTTTCTAGCCTAGCAGCTACCCCAAGAATAGTTTTCTTAGGTGCTTCCGATGTAACAGGTGTATCTGCTTTAGTTTCTGCTAGTTCAGTATTAAGAACATCAACAGCAGATGTATCAGGAACAAGTAGTTTTGTTTCTCTTGGTGGTTTAAAATGGGAGCCAGAAGATGTTGCTGCTGCAACTTACACAGAACAAACTGTAGCAGATGGAACTTGGACAGAACAAACTGTTTCAGCAGGAACATGGACAGAATTAGATAGGCAGGCTTCAGCGTAATGGCAGATACTACAACAACAAATTTATCTTTAACTAAACCAGAGCTAGATGTTTCTACCAACTGGGGACAAAAGTTAAACGCTAACTTAGATACCATAGATGCAATCTTTAGCGGTACTGGTACAGGCGTTTCTCTCAACATTGACGGTGGAGATATTGCTTCTGCTGTCACTATAAATAAATCACCTGTCATCACATTAGGTGGCGATCTTACAGGTAACGTCACACTTACTAATTTAGCTAGTGGCACATTAACAGCTAGTTTAGTTGCTGAAAGCGTACAAGACATAGTAGGACCTATGTTTTCATCTAATACTGAAACAGGTATTACGGTTGCTTATGAAGATAGCGATGGAACAATAGATTTATCTGTAGGAGTAGATGATAGTTCAATAGAAATATCAGGCGTCAACAATACGTTAAACGTCAAAGCGTCAGGTATAACTAACGCTATGTTAGCTGGTTCTATAGCTAACTCTAAACTAGCTAACTCATCTATTACTGTTAGTGATTCGTCTGGTGTAAATGCAACTGCCATATCTTTAGGCGGTACGATTACTTTTGCAGGCACTTCTAACGAAGTAGAAGTCGCAGAAAGTTCAGGAACAATAACTATTGGTTTACCAGCAGCTACAGAGATTACAACTTCTTTAGGTGTTGGCGGTGGTTCTACAAATGGTGTTGTTATAGAACAAGGTGCAATAAAAATAAAAAATGGTGGTACTCAATCTTATGTAGACTTTTATTGCGAATCATCTAATGCACACTACAGCAGATTACAAGCAGCAGCACACTCAGCGTATTCAGGCAATGTAACAGTTACGTTACCAGCTACCACAGGAACACTTGCTTTAACATCATCAGACATTACAGGTAACGCTGCTACAGCTACAGCCTTAGAAACTGCAAGAACTATTCATGGTGTATCTTTTGACGGAACTGCAAACATAGACTTAACAGAAGTCATTCAAGATACCGTAGGTGCTATGGTTTCTGGAAACACAGAAAGTAACATAACTGTTACCTACGAAGACTCTGACGGTACATTAGATTTTAGTGTTACAGGTGGTGGTTCAGTAAGTGAAGCATTTAAAACAATATCTGTATCTGGTCAAAGCGATGTAGTCGCAGATGCAGCAGCAGACACACTTACTTTAGTAGCTGGATCTAATATGACGATCACTACTAATGCTAGTGGTGATGAAATAACATTTGCTAGTTCTGGTGGCGGTGGCTCACAAAACTTATTCTCAACAATAGCAGTATCAGGACAATCTAACGTAGTTGCAGACTCAACAACAGATACGCTAACTTTGGTTGCTGGTAGCAACATTACTCTGACTACAGATGCTAGTGCTGACTCAATCACGATAGCTTCTACTGCATCTGGTTCTGGCGGTAGTTCTTCTACGTTTGCTAAGAATACTTTTGCAGGTGATGGTTCAACTACAGCCTTTACATTGTCTACAAGCATGACTAATGAAGATGGTCTAATTGTATTTATAGACGGTGTTTATCAGGC